GGCCCACAATGGGTAACAGATTCAAGAGCAAGGAAAACTACGGCGCCGTTGCGATCACACCGAGCGACGCCACAGACCTGAGTAGCTACGAGCTTCGCGGATTCTACGTCGGTGGTGCCGGGAACGTGGCCATCGAGCAGCCAGGCAACGACACGCCGGTGGTGTTCGTCGGAGTGCCTGCGGGATCTATCATCCCAGTCGCCGTGACGAAGGTCAACGCCACAAGCACAACCGCAACAAGCATCGTTGGGCTGCTGTAATGGTCGGCATCTCCGTCAACGTTCCGTCAATCATCCACCGTAAGGTCTTGACCGGGGGTTTGACCATATCAGGAACAAGCACAACCGCGGACGGGCTTGTGCTGATGCAGGACGGGATCAACGAGGGTAGGCCATTCTATAGCGTCAAGATACCTGTTGCGTTTAGCACGGCGGCGATGGCCTACAACTACGCACCCGAGTATCCAAACTGGCTGCTGATCCTCTACGTTAACCTGACACCAACCGAGATATGGACGAACTCATCCGAATCGATTGAGCCTCCCCTGACCGGGTGGTCCGTTGGAGAGACGTTGTCCTCCCCAGCTCCCACGCTCTCATACTGACATGGATCATGAACGAAACATTCTGGATCTCGCCGCCCCGTTGGGGTTTCCCTCTGTTCCTCCTTGCGGCGGGGCGGCGGGGTCCTTTCAACAAGGAGACAGAAAATGAAGAAAACAATGATCGCCATCATGGCGCTAATGCTGGCGGGCTGCACGATCCCGGACCTGAACCACGACGGTGTCCAGGTCGTCATCGAGGCGGACCTGCACTACACCGACAACCTCGGGAACCTGTATCGGCTGAATGTCGGAGACGATGGGACCGAGTTCTACGTATCCAACCTTGGAAAGCAGTTCGTGTACGCATCGGACGGGAAGCTCGTGCTGACCGGGCCGGACGGCAACACGGTCAAGGTTAAGCTGGTTGGCGGGGAATAATGGGCCACGGAGCTCCAGTAGGAATGTTCGGGGGGTGCCACCGCGCCCCCGGATTCATTGGCGGGGCCATCATGGTATTCACCACCTGGCCGTGGCGGTGGGCCAAGTCCAGGAAGGTTGCGACGCACAGCAGCGTCGGATTCATCTACCAGGACGGCTACCGCGAGATCTACGAAGCCCGGGAAGGAAAATCCTGGCAGGGGCCCATACCTGTTTGGAAGGTCGAGGCCTGGGCGGCCAAGGAACCTAAGCGCCGATTCTCGATGTACGACATACCCGGGTACCTGGTGTCAGCCGACTCGGCATGCCGGAAGCTCGCAAGGTGCGAGGCCATGAAGGGTGTGTGGAAGTATTCAATGGGGCAGCTACCCAGGATGGGGCTCCGCAAGTACCTGCCTTTCCTTCCGATCAACACCACGCCGAACAATGTAGTATGCAGCGAGGCCGCCACGATCATACTTGGACCGGAGGTCGACGTGTGCAAGCTGACCGGAAAAAGCAAGCCTGACCTGGTGACACCGTTCGACTTCGAGCGGGCCATGAAGCTGCTAACATCAAAACCAAAGAGAGCTCCATCGGATGTGAGCGATGCCTACGGGGATTAACATGGAACTATCACGCGAGGAACTGAAGGAGCTGATAGCGGAGGCGGTTAAAGAGCACACTTGTGTTTTGAATTCTGATACCGTCAAGCTACTCAACAACGAGGAAAACATGGAGGTGTTCCGCACCATAGGAAAGGGGCTGACGCCGAAGAGCGCGAACACCCTGGCCACGCTTGGGCGGATGCTGGACCAGGTTGCCTTTTCGCTGGGCACGCTGCTGCTTCGGATAATCCTGGTCGGAGGGGCCGGGGTGATCATATACATTTTCTTCAAGAACACCGGGATAACGATAAGCCATCCATGAGCAAGAAGCACCATCTTGAAAAGGAACTCGAGTTCATCGAGCAGCTGTTCGTCCTCGAGTATGTCGAGTGCCGCAGCTACAAGATAGCAGGGGAGCGCGTGGGCCTGTCCAAGGACCAGGTCCACCTGCTGACGAAGCGCAAGGCGTTCCACGAGGAGGTCGAGCGGCTGACCGGGACCGTGCTCGGGCGCGCCGAGGTGACTGCCCAGCGCATCGTTGACGAGCTTGCAAGCATCGGGTTCGTTGGCGACATGAGCCAATACCGGGACCCTGACAGCGGAATGCTTATCCCGGAGATGATACCGAAGCACGGGGACCGCATACGGGCACTCGAGCTGCTCGGGAAGTGGTCGAAGATCAAGCTGTTTACCGAGGTGACGGAGACGAACACCAAGGACGAGGAGGCGCGGGCCAAGACCCGTGAACTCGAGGAGCGCATAGAGTTGATGAAGAAGGACCGGATGGCGTCCATGGGAGGACAGGAATGATCCATCCGCTGTCCAACCTGACGAGGGCCGAGGCCAACTACATCTACTCCGGAATAATGGAGGAGGATGACCAGGCCCAGCAGCTCCGCCTTTGCAAGGAGGACCTGTACTTCCTGCTCACCGTGGCGATGAAGCGGCGAGACGTGGACCACGACTGGCTGTACGCCCGCTGCCGGGAGGTGGAGGCCGAACCGGATGGAATGCTGGACCTGTGGGCCCGCGAGCACTACAAGTCCACCATCATCACGTTCGCGCTCACCATCCAGGACATCTTGAACGACCCGAACGTCACCTGCGGCATATTCTCCCACACCAGGCCGATCGCCAAGGCCTTCCTGAAGCAGATCAAGACGGAGCTCGAGGACAACGAGTACCTCAAGGCCCTGTTTCCGGAGGTCCTGTACGCCAACCCGCGCAAGGATTCCCCGGCATGGTCGCTTGACGGAGGCATAACGGTCCGCCGGACATCCAACCCGAAGGAGGCAACCGTCGAGGCGCACGGGCTGGTGGACGGGCAGCCTACCTCCCGCCACTTCAACCGCCTGATCTACGACGACGTCGTGACCCGCGAATCCGTGACGAACGAGGACCAGATCAAGAAGACAACCGAGGCGTGGGAGTTGTCGCTCAACCTCGGCGCCCATGGCGGTAAAGTGCGGTACATCGGGACACGCTACCACTTCAACGACACCTGGCGCACCGTGATGGAACGCGGGGCGGCAACACCGAGGATACACACGGCGACGCACGACGGGACGGTGGATGGCCGTCCGGTGTTCCTTACCGCCAAGCAGCTGCGGGACAAGCGGACCCAGATGGGCCCCTACACATTCGGTTCCCAGATGCTGCAGAACCCTATCGCCGACGCGGCCCAGGGCTTCAAGCGCGAATGGCTGAAGCAGACAAGCCGGATCGAGGCCGACCTTACCTGGAACAGGTACCTGCTGTGCGACCCCGCCGGGGAGAAGAAGAAATCGAACGACTACACCGTGATGGTTGTCCTCGGGCTGGCCCCGGACGGGAACACCTACCTGCTGGACGGGCTGCGCGACCGACTCAACCTTACCGAGCGGACCGCCAAGATGTTCGACTTCGTCGAGCGTTGGTCCCCGAACGCCGTCGGGTACGAGAAGTATGGCAAGGACTCCGACATCGAGCACATTGAATCCGAGATGGAAAACCGGAACTACCGATTCGAGATCACCCCGCTTGGCGGGACGATGCCGAAGAACGACCGGATACGAAGGCTCGTCCCGGACTTCGAGACCGGGAGGTTCTGGCTACCTCCGCGTCTTTTGTTCCTTGACCACGAGAACAAAATGCGCGATTTCGTGGCTGAGTTCATAAACGACGAGTACGAGGCTTTTCCAGTTGGACTCCATGACGACATGTTCGATTGCATGTCCAGGATAAAGGATGTCGGGGCGGTATTCCCGAAGAGACAGCAGGTTCCAGGGATACCTGGATTGAATAGAAAGCCAGCAGTGGCGAACAACAAGTACGATGTACTTGGTTAACAGGAGGCGGTATTATGTGCATGGGAGCAGGATGGAATGGCCTTGATGGCCAGTATATGATAGGAAACATGATAGGTGGAAAGACGGGTGAAAACCTCAAGAGGTCAAGCGTTAGCGCGAGAATGGAAAAGTATGGAGGAGCCCCGAAGGTTGAACAGACCCCGACCTACGCAACCCCCCGCGAAGAACCAATAAGTGCGCTGCAGCGTAGGCGCTAAAGGAGAAAACACCATGTGCATGACGCCACAAATACCAGCACCGGAAGCGCCGATCATCCCCGAGTCCGTGAAGAGGGTTGCAACCGACCAGCGACGGGCCGTCGAGAACAACAACGCGAACGCGGCTGCCGCAGCCTCGGCCACGAACAAGACCGGGGGAATGGCTACGCCAGCCATCCCTTCCCAGAAGAAATCCCTGTTGGGGGCATAAGATGAAACTAGACCCGAAAGCCATGGAGTCCATACGCCAGCGAGAAAGGCAGATGGAGCTTGACCGGACCGAATTCGACCCGATCTGGCAGGACATACGCCAATACCTTCTTCCTTGGCACGGGCGCAACCTACAGGGCTGCGACAACGACGAGGACAAGCAGGGTCGGCTAAAGAAGCACAAGATCCTGGACGGGACGGCCACCCGTGCGCTTGGCGTTACCGCCGCCGGGATGCAGGCAGGGATAAACTCCCCGGCGAGGCCCTGGTTCAAGCTCGGGTATTCCGACAAGGACCTGACCGAGTTCAAGCCTGTCCGCCTGTGGCTGGATACGGTTGAGCGGACCATACGCGACATCTACGCCCGGTCGAACGTATACAACATGCTGCACCACATCTACCTCGAACTTGCATCGTTCGGCACCGCGTCCTCCGCCATCCGCCCAAGCTTTGGGACGGTGATCCGCGCACGTCCGATGACGATCGGGGAGTTCTGGCTGGCGCTCAACAACGAGGGGGTCGTCGATACGTTCATGCGGCGCTTCCGGATGACGGCCATCCAGATGATAAACGAATTCGGAAAGGACAATGTAAGCCAGGCGGTTCTATCGGCCTACAACGGGAAGCGGACCGAGGAAACCTTCACAATCACCATGTTCGTTGAGCCGAACGACGACCGCATACAATTCCCGTTCGGGGAGGGGAAGGAGTACCGGGTCGTGTACCACGAGAAGGGATTCGAGAATTCGAAGGCACTGAGGGTTTCAGGATCTGAAAAATTCAACATACTCGCCCCGCGTTGGCACACGGTTGGAATGATGGCGTACGGATTCGGGCCTGGGGTAGCCACCCTTACCGACATCAAGGGACTCCAGAAGGAATACGAGAAGAAGCTGGTGGCGCAGGACAAGATGGTAGACCCTCCGCTCCGCGGGCCATCCAAGCTCGAAGGGCAGATCGTTAACACCATGCCGGGAGGAATAACCTACGACGACACCTTGTCCGCCGGGCAGGGGTTGCAGCCTTTATACCAGGTGAACTTCGACATGAACGCCTCCATCGCCGGGATAATGGACACCCGCAACGCGATCCGCCAGGGGTTGTTCACGGACCTGTTCACCATGATCGCCAACACGGTCGATGTCACGAAGACCGCCACCGAGGTTGCGGCGCTCAAGGAAGAAAAGATGATGGTGCTTGGCCCGGTCCTGGACAGTGTCCACAACGAGGTACACAAGCCGTTGATCGATTCCGCGTTCCACTATGCCGAGAAGGCCGGGCTGTTGCCGGAACCTCCGGAGGAGATCGAGGGGATGAACATCGAGGTTGAATACATCTCGATCCTTGCCCAGGCCCAGAAGATGGTCGCCACGTCCGGCATTGAGCAGCTTGCCGGGTTTGTGGGGAACCTATCCCCGGTATTCCCGGAAGCGCGGTTCAAGTTCAACGCAACCGAGGCGATCGACGAGTACGCCTCCTCGCTTGGAACTTCCGCTAAGATCATCAACTCCGACGAGGAAGTCGCGGCGATGCAGCAGGCGGAGGCCCAGCAGGCCCAGGCCATGCAGGCCATGCAGGCGGCAGCCACGGCAGCAGACAGCGCCAAGGTGCTGAGCGAAACCGACATGGGCGGGAACTCCGCGTTGACGGCGCTGATGGGAGGGATGAATGGCTGATGCGGTCAAGACGGCGGATGAGTTGAAGAAGGCCATGATCGACCTTCGCTTCGACCGAAAGGACAAGATCGAAGTGCTTCGGTGGATCTTGGCTTCTCCAATGGGAAGGAAATTCATCTGGTGGAGGTTGTCAGAATCACAAATTTTTTCCTCCACAATCGGTCCTCACCATGAGATGTGTTTTCGCGAAGGCAAAAGAACCCTGGGTCTGCAGTTGTTGGATTTGATCCAGGGGGATGAACCCTGCAGGAAGTTATTCAACCAAATGCAGGACGAGAGAATAAGAAAGGAACAGGAGAAATAAAATGGCAGAACCAGTAGTAGACCCGGCAGTAGATCCGGCAGTAGACCCGGCAGTAGATCCGGCAGTAGATCCGGCGGTAGAACCAGTTCGTAAATCCGCGATTGCAGATGATCCGGCTGATCCGGCTGATCCGGCTGATCCGGCTGATCCGGCTGATCCGGCTGATCCGGTGGAGGTTGATTATTCCGCCGTCGAGCTTCCGGAGGGGGTAACCCTTGACGAAGCCGCACTCGAGCATTTCGCCCCGCGTCTCAAGGACCTTGGGGTAAGCGCCGAGAAGGCCAAGGACCTGTTTTCAGATTTCGCGAAGTACCAGGAAACCCAGATGCAGAGGCAGCTGGACGAGTTCAACAAGGCCTGGGACGCCGACGCAGCCGTAATAGGTAAGATGCCGAAGGAAGACCTCGGGGCGGCCAAGGCGGCGATGAATGCATTCTTCGACGATGAAGGCGCAAAGTTGCTGTCCGGACGGATCGGGGATTCCCCGGCGCTGGTACGTGCCCTGGTGAAGATTGGAAAGGCGATGCGCGAAGACAAGTTTGTGGAGGGGGAAGGGGCCGGAAGCCAGAAGGCTGCCGAGGACATCCTCTACCCGACGATGAATGAATGATTTCGATAGGCCACGGTGGTCTGTCGGTCAGGGCCTGGCCACGCGAGTACGGTGTGTCCGCTACCGGAACGAGCCAGGCAGAATTATAAGCGGAGAACTAAAAGGCCGATAGGCCAAGGAGTCAGAAATGGCTACAAAAGGTACCAACAACCCGACGCTCAGCGACGTGGCGAACCGCCTCGACCCCGATGGGTCCGTGGCGACTATCGTCGAGTTGCTGAACGAAACGAACGAAATCCTGAAAGACGCTACCTTCCTGGAAGCGAACGACGGGACCAACAACAAGACGACTGTTAGAACTGGTCTGCCGAACGCCACCTGGCGCAAGCTGTACCAGGGCGTCCAGCCGTCCAAGAGCATTACCGCCCAGGTAAGCGACAGCTCCGGTATGCTGGAAGCATACGCCGAGTCTGACATCGACCTGGTCGACAAGGCTCCGGACCCGAAGGGATTCCGACTCTCCGAAGAGCGCCCGTTCATCGAAAAGATGAACCAGCAGGTTGCCTCGACGCTGTTCTACGGCGATACGGCAACCGATCCGGAAAAGTTCACAGGTCTTGCTCCGCGCTACAGTGCGATCAGCACCGATGACACCAAGTCCGGATATAACATCATCGATGGTGATTTGGCTGGTAACGATGACAGCGACAACACCTCCATTTGGTTGGTCGTGTGGGGACCGAACACCGCCTACATGTTCTACCCGAAGGGGTCGATGGCTGGCATCAAGCAGAAGGACCTCGGGCAGGAAACAGCCGTTGACTCGAATAACGGCGGGCTGTACCAGGTATACCGCACCCATTACAAGTGGGATGTTGGTTTCACCGTCCGTGACTGGCGCTCGATCGTACGTATTGCGAACATCGACGTTTCGTTGCTGGCCGCGAACGCGAGTATGGCCGATTTGAACCTGCTCATGATCAAGGCGCTGCATAAGCTTCCTCCGGGAATGAAGACCATGGGCCGTCCCGTGTTCTACTGCAACGAGACCGTGATCACCTACCTCGACATCCAGACCTGGCAGAAGAGCAATCTTCAGCTTACCTATCAGGATGTACAAGGGGAGCTTGTCATGAAGTTCCGTGGCGTTCCGATTAGACAATGCGACCAGATCCTTTCCACCGAAGGTAAGATCGCCTAAATTGGGCTAACACCCAAAGGAGTATTATTATGTTAATTGATTCACTCAATGAATTCAGCGACGCGCAAGCGATCACCGCGACAGCGGTATCGACCAACGTCATCGACCTCGGTGCCGCGGACAACCGCGCCCTTGGACGCGAACTGTACCTGCACGTCTTGGTGAACACCCCGTTTGATACGGACACCGAGACGCTTACGGTAACCCTGCAGACTGGATCGACGGTTACCCCGACCACGGTCATCGCAACGGCCCCGGCCATTGCGGCTTCGGCCATGCTTGTGGCGGGAACCACCATCTGGCGCATCCGCGTACCCGCAAACACCCAACGGTATCTGCGGCTTAACTACACGGTAAGCGCGGGACTGACCTCGGGCAAGGTTGACGCCTTCCTGAGCCCGAGCCTGCAGGATTCGTTTGACGTAAGCTAAGGAGCAAGCCATGGCATACAAGTGCATTGAGTCCACCTACGTGGGTCGTCTGTTCGAGGAAGGCATGATCTATGATTCCATAGGCAAGGCCAAACCCTCGCGGTTTGTCGAAGTCGAGGTGGACGATAGGACACCTGTTGTCGAGACCGGGCTCGCCCCCGTGGAGGACCTGGAACGGGAGGAAATCCTGGCGGAACTCAAGGAGCTTGGAGTCAGCTTCAAGCCCCGCGCCAAGACCGATACCCTGAAAGGCCTGCTCGAGGAAGCCCGCCAGGCTTCCCTGCTGGCATAGCTAGACAGCCCCCTCTCCGGAGGGGGCTTTAAAACATTTAAGGAGGTCCGTGGTGAACAAGGTAGCTATCTGCAACATGGCGCTCGCCAGGATAAATCAAAAGCCTATCCAATCAATCACGGAAACAAACTCCGTAGCCGCCCAATTCTGCAACCTATTCTATGATCCGACGCGCAGGTGGTTGTTGCGGCAGCATCCCTTTGGGTTTGCGAAGTCTTCCGACGCCCTGGCCCTCACTACCGAGGAGGCGCTAGGCTGGGACTACGTCTACCAGAAACCCTCCGCCTCGCTAAGGATATGGTCCCTGACCAGCCTTGCCGGGAACAGCTCGACCCTATCCCCGGTGTTCCGGAACGGGGAGATGGTATACGCCCCCTCCGTAAAGGACGGGTCGACCGTCGAGTTCGATGTATTCGGGGACAAGATATACACCAACCTCGAGGACGCCTACGCGATATACAGCAACGACATCGAGGACACCACGAAGTTCGACGACGGGTTCATCGACTCCCTGGCCTGGAGGTTGGCCTACGAGGTCTCCATGCCTATCACCGGGAAGCTCGCCCTTCGTAAACTCGCCAAGGAAGGGTTTGATGAATCGATCGCCGTTTCAATGTCCTCCTCTTCCAACGAGCGAAGGGTCGCGCAGACCGTAGGCTCCGACCTGGTGGAGGCCCGCCGATGAGGATGGCCCAACCCAGCTATGCCGCTGGCGTACTGGCCCCCTCGCTCCGCAGCCGTACCGACCTGGCAAAATGGCAGATAGGCCTCGCCGAAGCGAACAACATGCTCGTCCATGTGCATGGCGGGATAAGCAACCGACCAGGTACGCAGTATGTTGGAACCTCCCTCGGAGACAACCGCAAGATCCCCTTCGAGTATAGCCTCGACCAGTCCTACATCCTTGAGTTCAGCGAATACAAGCTAAAGATCATGAGGGATGGCGCGTACCTGATGACCTCCGTGATAGACGGGCTTGAGTTCGAAGCTGCCGCCGACTACATCGAAAGCCCCTTCAAGAACTACATCCATCCTCCGTTCGTCCGTACTTTAAGTATACGGATATTCGAGTATGCAGCACCATCTGGAAACTGCGATATAGGGAACACGGGTATACGCCTGACGACTGCGGGCGATTTGTACCTTAAAACCGACTACTCGACTTCCTCCTACGCCTATGACTCCGGAATAAACCTGGTGGTCGGGGAGTCCTACGAGATAACCCTGAGGGTCTATATGTACGATGCAGGGTATGCCTATAAACATACCGACTTCAGACTAACCTGCAAGAATCTCGGCACAGGGGCAACTTCCACGATGGTTTGGGTGAACAAGGCTGGGACCACCTTTGGATATGTTCCGTATTACGACGAAGACGAGGTTGTTAAATGGAATTTTTCTACCGGGGATTCTTTCGTGTGTTCCGGTCTGTACGACGGCTTTGCCGGGGGGTGGTTGCTTCCTAGATCCGACGGGGCGTTCCAGGTTGAAGGAGGGGGGGCTATCGCCTACAACAGGGAAGACACGGAGAACGCAAACCCCATGCCAGTGGTGTCCACAGGCACCCCCTACGAGATTGAGCTGGACACCCCCTACTCCGAGTCCGATCTTTTCGAAATAAGGTACGCCCAACGCGAGGATGTAATATACCTGGCCAGGAAGGGGATGGCGGAATATGCTTTAACGAGGAGAACAGACCTTGATTGGGCCCTTGAAGCGGTCGAATACGCGCCGACTATCGAAGCCCCTAAAAACCTCGGGCACCAGGTCAACAGGGGAACCCCTAACACAGTCGCCCCTTCATACTATGTTTCATACAAGGTGTCCGCCGTCGACTACGACGGGGTGGAGTCCGTTCCCTCTGGGGAAACCGTGGCTTATGCATGGAATTCGAACCAATGGGAAGCCGGGGGCTCCGTGTCCGTGTGGTGGGACGAGGTGAGTGGGGCGGAGTCCTACGCGGTATACAAAAGCAGCCGGGGGTACTACGGGTACATCGGTTCCTGTACGGGTACATCCTTCAAGGACGACAACATAAGCCCCGATTCGGCGGATGGCCCAAAAACACTTAGAAACCCTTTCACTTCCGTATCCACCTACCCATGCGCCATAGGCATATACCAGCAACGTAAAGTCTATGGGGGGTCCGCGTTTTTTCCTCAGACAGCCCACTTCAGCAACCTGGGCACAATGGCCACGTTCATGGTCAGCCGACCACTTAAGGACGGGGACGCCATAACGGCCCAGCTAGACGGGAACAAAATAAACGGCATCCTCCACTACGTTACCACGAAGGAACTATTTGCCCTTACCGAGAACGGAACGTGGAGTGTGGGCCCTGGACGGAACTCCGATGCCATAACCCCCCTCAACGTAAGGTTCGAGCAGCAGGATTCCCGAGGGGCCTCGAGGGTTCCTCCGATAGTAATTGGCAATACCATCCTGATGGTACCTGACTACCGAAAGGGTGTAAAGGAGCTGTTCTATTCCGTTTCGGACGGGGGGTTCCGTGGGTCCGACCTGGAGATAATGTCCAACCACCTCTTCAAGAACGACCAGGTCCGGGACTGGGCCCTGCAGCGGGACGAGTCCCGGTTGTGGCTTGTCATGGAAAGCGGAACCTTGAATATCCTAACCTACCTCCGGGAGCATGATGTCGTCGCCTGGACCACCGCTGACACGGACGGGGAGTTTCGTTCGGTGTGTTCCATCCGCGGGAATAAGGTGGACGATGTCTACTTTTCGGTAAAGCGGACGATCAACGGGTCGTACGTCTACTACACGGAATATATTTCAGAACGCCTTCCTGGAAACTCCCTCGAGGATTCCATATTCATGGACAGCGCGTTGAGCCATGATGGTGCCCCGGCGGACGAATTTTCCGGCCTTGATCACCTGGAGGGCGAAACCGTCGTTGCCTTGGCGGACGGAAACGTCATCACCGGGCTTGTCGTCGAAGGGGGCGCAGTTACCCTCCCGCATGAATATTCGAAAGTGCACATAGGCCTCCCGGTAACAGCCGACTTCGAGACGCTAGACGTGGACTACTCGCTGCAGGACGGAACCGGGTTCGGCAGTCTGAAGGTGATAAACGAGGTTGTTCTTTCCCTCGAAAACACCCGGGGGATAAAGGTGGGCCCGGACACGGACAACCTAATCGAGATGAAGGACCGCACGGACGAGGACTACGACGAGGCCACCAACATGATCACCGGGAAGAAAAAGATCCAGCTGCGCCCGGACTGGAACACGAACGGACGCATCCATGTCCGGCAGGACAACCCCCTCCCGGTGACGATATTATCGCACATTCCAGAGGTGGACCCCGGTGAATACTAAGGCATACGTCGATTCAGTCCGCGAAGGGGACGCCGTCCATGTCGCGCTGTTCATGAGGAACTCCGACAAGGCCGAGATCTGGGCCTCCCGCAACGCCATGCCCCTTCAGGCCCTGGAGTATTCCCTGTCCTGTTCCCCCCTCCAATGGACCATCCGCCTTGGCGAGGAGGCGATAGGCCTGTTCGGCGTAGGCGAAGCCCCGGGGTTCCCGGACCGTGGTTCCCCCTGGTTGCTGGCCACCGACAAGCTCGAGGACATACAGACAACATTCCTGAAGCAGAGCAGGGACTACGTCGCGAAGATGAAGGATCGGTATTCTCTGCTTGAAAACTGGGTGGATAGGCGCAACCTTACCAGCATCAAGTGGCTGGAGTGGTGCGGGTTCACTATTTTTAAGCCCGAACCATTCGGAGTTGAAGGCAAGCCCTTCCATAGATTTGAAATGAGGACAGTATAATGTGTGAACCAGTATTGATATTGGCAGGGGCCGGGATGGCCATGACCGCGATAGGGCAATACCAGCAGGGGCAGTCCGCCGCAGCCGCTGCGGAGTACAACGCCCAGATGGGGGAGCTGCAGGCAAGGGATCTTGAGGCCCAGGCCAGGGATGAGAAGGAGCAGCTTGGCCTTCTCTATGCCAGGGAACGGGCTTCAGGGAGGGCGGACACCGCCGCCTCCGGTGTACGGGTAGGCACAGGATCTTCCCTGGATTGGGAAAACGACCTCCTCGAAAACTATATACTCGACCGCGCCCAGATCGACATGAACACCGCGCGCGGGGTGTCCGGTATCAGGAACCAGGGCGTGCTCGACCGGGCCCAGGGACGGGCGTCAAAGCGGGCCGGGGCGATGGGTGCCGGGGGAAGCCTCCTGTCCGGTGCCGGGACCGTGTCCAACATGTGGTATGAACGGAACAACCCAGGGGTGAGATAATGCCTGTTACACCTACAAGGAAGGTGGCACCTAGCGGATCGTTGTCCGCCCCGCGTGCCACGGCGGCAAGTTTTGGTGGATTGGAAGCCCAGGCGCTTTCAGGGGTTGGAGACGCATTCAAGTCCCTCGGACAGGACATCGATGACATCCAGAAGCGCAATGACACCTTCATGGCCCAGAAGGCCTACAACGAAGCGCACGAGTGGGCGTTGAATGGACGGAAAGGTGTTCCGGGTGCAAAGGACATAGAAGGGTACAACGCACTCGCCCAGAGGAACGGGGAGGCTGCAATAGGTTCGTCGACCGCGTACGCAGGGTCCCTGGACCTTATCGCCGCCGACATAACAAAGGACATGACCCCGAGGCAGCAACGCATCTTCATGCAGAACTGGAAGCCGAAGGAGCTATTGTTCAAGCAACGCGCATCCCAGCACGAGCAGGCCCAGATCGAGTCGGCCCAGATCCAGCAGATGCAACTTACCGCGGAGAGCCAGCTGCAGGAGTGGGTAACCACCAGCAGCGACGAATCGCTAAAGTCCGCTGAAAATTCCTTCCGGGCCTACATGAAGCGGAATGGCAGCACCCAGGAATCCATCGATCTCGCATGGGAAAAGACCTTGAAGTCCGCCAACGACCAACGGTTCGACAAGTTTGTGAAGGCGGAGGAGTTCGATGCTGCGGAGATGGTGATCGGCGTGGGTGACGGGGAAGAGCCCTCGGACGACCAGAAGATCAAGCTGCAGATCCTGGATAACGCAAAGATAAGCCAGCAGCGTCGGCTCGAGGCCGAGGCCCACGAACGGACGCGCCGGGGGGATGCACGAATCCAGGAGAAGATTGTCCGATCCGGAGACCCTCTGTACCAGCCCCCTCTCGAAGATTTCATAAACGACTATGGGGACCCGGTCATCGGAAAGGCGATGTATGATAGATATGCGATTGAGCTTGAAGAGATAAAGAAGAAGAACCTTCCTCCCAAGCAGTTGACCCCCGACACATTTGTTTCGGCCATAGACATGGCGACGAACCCAGGTAACTACACCTACACCGAGCGCATGGTGATGGCGTACAACCTCAACAATCTAAAGGCAGATGATCCTGGCGTAGCTTCCCTTCTGTCCCAGATAAACAGCACCTTCACCGAAAAGACCAAGACCCCTTTCCTATCCCCGACAACCCGAAGCCGGAACGGGCACTACCTCCGGATCTTTTCATCCTTCAGCAAGGCCCACTACAAAGGGAGGGACGCCTTCACAAAGGGACCGAACAAGGTGGAGATGAGCACGACAGGAACGGTAACGACCACAGGGGAGGCATCGCTTAAACTTGGAGAGTGGCTGGATTTATACGACCGCACAGTCGAGGCCGCCGAAAAGAAAGGGCTTGACCCTTCCGCCACGGATAAGTTGCTGAACGAAGTGGTGTTCGCGCCTCTCCAGTACATGGCCGACAAGAAGATGACCCGCGAAACAAACAACACTTGGTTGAAGGCAGGGATGGATCGTCTCCAGGGGATGAACAACCAGACGGAAACAAAAACAGAATCGGGAATATTCCTTCCGGAGGGTACGAGCGAGGAAGACCGGATGTGGTTGGAGGGAATGTTGAAATCGGTAAACGAAGGAGCGCAAAGTGGCAGATAACCTAACTCGGGAAAGGCTAGACCTACTCATCAGGAACAGGGATAGCTTTCCGGAAGACAAACGCCAGTTTATCGATGATTTGGCAAAGGCGAACAACACTCCGAAAGTGGACCGCACCAAGGCGTACTACTCCGCCAACAGCTACATGGCAGCGGGGGACACCGCCGGGCTTCACACCGTAATAGAGGATACGCTACGCGAAGTGTCCGGCGTTCCGGATGCGGACATAGGCCGTCTAGCCAAGCTTTCTGGATACAAGGACGCCGAGTCCTTTGTCCCGGTGGCAATGAAATTTCTACAGAACTACGCGAAGGACGAAACCATATCCCAGGAGGAATGGGCCAGGCAGGAAAAGGCCGCGGAGGAACCGGGGTACTGGAGGATGCTCCGCATCGACGCCGCCGGGCAGATCCCCGGAGGGGCAACGCCCGAGCAGGAATCCGAGCGGTTGAAGAAGAAGGCCGTTTCCAAGGTTCGGACCGACCTGTCGATGAAGCACTTCGTGCAGACGAC